AAGACTCAGATAGAATCAAAGGTCAATGACGCCGAGAAAAAACTGAAAGGTCTGTCACTTGAAGAGATCGAGAAAGGCATAGACGAAGAGATAGGTAAAGCAGAACTACAAGTAATAGAAGAGATCGAAAGCAAGATCGAAGAACTCGAAGATATCATGGAAGGTATCGCAGATCTACTCTCCCCATACTGGAAGAAAGGTCGTATAAGGGACTGGGAGAAAGAGGCAGAAGATGCCATCGAAGAATTGATACAAGAGTTTCATATCTTTATCCCTGTCAAGATCATGGAGTTGATCAACAAGATCATACCTATATCTTTCGAAGTCGATATATTGGGGTTGTCAATTGATGTCCTCAAGATTACCGACCCAGCATATCAAGAAGAGTTGATCAATCAGATATCAGGATATACAGACGAATACTTTGCCAAACTAGAACAACTAGAAGCAGACTTCAAGAGCGGTAAGTTAGAACAAGACGCATACGACAGTGCAAGAGGCATGTTGAATGACGAAGCGGCTAAAGTACTAGACGCGATTTACAAACTAGTGCCAGAAGAACTGCGGTACTATGATGGTGAGTTCGGTCTGGTCGTCAACGAGTATAAGGCGAAACTCACTTGGAAATATATCAAGGGCGAGATCATGGACTGGTGTACCATGACTCTGTTCAAGTTATTCGAAAAACTTATTGATTTGTTTGATGAGATCTGGGACGCATTAGGGTTGCCCGATCTACCGATTCCGTTATCTCTTGATATGGGAGAATGGATTCGTGCAATGGTTGATCTCGCGAAAGAAAAAATGGATCGTGAGATACAACGAATAGAAGATCAAGCGAAAGAATTGGAACAAAAGGCAGAACAATTACAAGAAGACATCGAGAACTTTGATGCGCAAGAAGAGATAAGCAAGGTCAAGCAACAGATGGTCGATGAGATCATGAACCTAAAGGTCCCACTACCTTCTCCGTTCGACATCTCACTGAAAGAGATACTAGGCGGCGACATTGATAAGACAGTGGTCTCTATCGAACAAGAGATTGACAAGTTGGTCGCCGCAGCGAAAGAGTGGAAAACGATCGTTATGAAAGAGTTGCTCTTTTTATGGGTCAAGGTAATCAAAAAGTTTTTGGACCTGATAGGTCTTGGTAAACTACTTGATTTCTTAACATTGTCTTTCTGTGATGTTCTTGAGTTATTAGGGGTGCCGACTTCATTCGATATTACTTTACCTGAATTACCTGAACCAACCTTAGAACTTTCTGTATAAATACAAATAAAAGAGTTTCACGACATGGGTAAGCAATTCTCAATTGAAGACGGCAATCTAAGTAATGCGCCAATCACCACATCGGTAAGGCGCACTAACTCAGATATAGATTGTTCGTTTGAACGAAACGTATATACGAACGACGTTCATAAGAAAACGGAAGCAGCTGCCGTTCGTCAGTCAATCAAGAACCTATTGATGACCAATCGCGGTTCGGTTCCATTTAAACCTGTATATGGCGGTAATTTAGAGTCGTTCTTGTTTCAATTAGACACAGAGATTGAAACATACGATATTGAAGAAGCCGTGAGAACTCAGATAGAACTATTTGAACCTCGTGCAGTACTCCGACGTGTGACTGCAAACATTCAAGGTGATTACAATTCAGTTTCTCTTACTATTGTCTTTCAGGTGATCAATACACCTAAAGTTGTAACGATGGAACTTGCAATATCAAGGGCGAGATAAATGACAGTCAATACAAGTGATCTAGACTTCATAAACATTAAAAGTAAGTTAAAGTCTTATTTTAAAAACACATCCGAATTCAAAGACTATGACTTCGATGCGAGTGGATTGTCTAGCATCCTAGATGTTCTTGCGTACAATACACACATTAACGCATTAATCGCCAACATGGCAATCAACGAGTCTTTTCTATCTACATCGCAACTAAGATCTTCTGCTGTTGGTCATGCTGAAGCATTAGGGTACACTCCTAGGTCTAAGTCATCATCCATAGCAGTGTTAAACGTTACAATTTCAGACCCAGGCGGGATTACAGAACAAGAGACGATTCCTGCCCGAACTCCTTTCGTCACTGCTATTGACGAAACTGCGTTTTTATTCTATACTAATCAGAATTATACTGCATTAAGAAACGAGAACGATGAGTTCGTATTCTCGGACATTAAGGTGTATGAAGGTGAAGAGCGTACAAAAACTTTCTTCGCAGATGATACCGTCGACACTGTTTTTGTTATTCCTGATGAGGACATCGATACATCAACCATGATCGTTAGTGTATTCGAAAACTCGAACGCTGATGTGTATGTACGTTATAAAAACATTTTGGATGTCGCCGCAATCACTAATGATTCACGTGTGTACATGTTACGCGAGTCACCTAACGGTGATTATGAGATGTACTTCGGTGACGGAGAACTATTGGGAAATAGACCTCAGACAGGTAATGTGATTGAGGTCAGTTACATTTCTACTTCAAAAACGGACGCTAACGGCGCGGCAGTATTCAGAACCAACCTGTTCGGTGGGCAAGACGTAACAATCTCAACAGTAATGCCTTCTGCTGGAGGGTCAGAAAAAGAATCTATCGATCAAATTAAGATCAACGCACCACGTGCGTTTGCGGCGCAGCAACGATTGGTTACTGCGGACGACTACACTGCCATGATCGAAAGTAACTATGGTCAGTATGTTAGAGATGTGATCTCTTGGGGTGGCAACGATAACGTACCGCCTAAGTTTGGGTCGGTCTTCGTTGCGCTTAATTTCCAACCTGGATATTCGGATTCAGTAAAAGAAGAAGTTAAGACTTTGATCCGTGAGAACCTCACAGACTTCCGATCCATTATGTCTATCGAGACTGAATTCGTAGATCCAGAGATCGTCTACCTTAAGTTGATGACATCCTTCAATATAGATTCTACACTTTCAACGACAAATTCTGAATCGTACCGACAACAAATTAAAGAACTAATCTCTAACTACTTCTTGAATGAGATGGATGAGTTTGGTTCTATCTTCCGTCGATCAAACCTATTGAGTCTTATTGACGATTCAAGTTCAGCGATACTGAACTCTAAGATGACCGTCAGTGCACTACGTCAGATAAACATACGACCGTTCTTCGATGAAGTTGATGCATACCATCAAACGAAGGGTACGACACCACCAGACTTCATTGAACAAGACATTACAGTCAACTTCCCGTTCTTGCTCGCGACACCTGATAATGACGATCATGTTATTGTAACATCTCCTTTCAGATATTACAACCAAAACGCAGTAATTAAAAACAAACTGGGTTCGCTTACCCTACAAGTTATGGACACGAGTGGCAATGTATTGGTGTCTAATGTAGGTGACTATCAACCTGCAGATGGTACAGTCAACTTCAGATCATGGCGCATGGAGAGAGAAACAAACGACATTATCAAAGTAAATGCGACTCCTGCGAATCAGAGTACGATTATGCCTCTGAGAAACTACTTGTTTGAACTGGACGATGATTCCATCGTAAATGTCAATGTAGAGCGAGACGGAACTAAGGTCCTATTGTAATGCAACGAGCGAATGTCAAACTACATAATAGTCAGGTATCAGAATTACTGCCTGACTTTTTTGATTCTGAGTATCCTTTACTAGTCAAGTTTCTAGAGAGGTACTACGCGTATACGAAAGAAGACGATTCTATTTCGTATGAAGCAAAGATCAAAGAGTTGTTTGACCTTCGTGACATCACTACAACAGAACTAGACGCATTAGACTATTTACTAAGAGAGATCGGCAATGGTGTCGATCATACAATATTCCCAGAAGAGATTCGCGAAGAACGTGCGAGACTCTCTGCAAGACTTTTAGCAAATTTCTATCGTACTAAGGGTACACAGAATTCTGCTGAACAATTTTTCAAGATGTTCTTTAATGAAGATGTTGAAGTCTTTTATCCGAAAGAGAACATCTTCTACTTAAACGACAAACCAGGAAATTCGTTGATCGGACCTGAGTCTGTCAAGTTTATCACAGACAACCGCAGATATCAAATCTTTTCAATTCTTTTGAAAACAGGTTTGTCTTCTGCCGACTACGACTCTCTCTATAAGAAGTTCGTACACCCTGCAGGATTCTATCTTGCTGCGGATGTTGCGACAAAGGGTGTCGGGAAGTTTGATACTGTAGGTGAAGGTACAGATCCATTAGAGACTCCGTACCTGTTCCTTGAGACAGAGGCACATGCCTCAACTACACCGCAGTATGACTTGATGACGATGCGAGAGACTGATCCAGCGGACGAGCCTTTCATTCTAAGTTCAGAAGTAACGCTGCGGTTGTTTGAGGGTATGACGCTGCAAAGAATGAATGACTTGTATGGCACCCTTGCTGCAGCACAAGCGCCAGGATCCTGCTTGGTAGGACAAGACGATATATACCTATCAGATGTGTTTGATTGTAAAGATGCTGACTTTGCAGAAACTACAATCGATGTAAGTCTTATTGACAGATCGAGAGTTGGAAGAGTTCAGCCAGATCCAGTGCCGGACCCTGTAGACCCTGTAGACAAACAAGACCAAGAACTAGGGTTCAATGTATTCTTCGGCACCACAAGAATTGAAACAATAAAACTAGGCGAAGAAAACATAACGTTTATAGAATATAGTAACGATCAAATAATCGTAGGAAACTAACATGAGTATTATAGATCAAAACTCAGGTGAGGCAATCAACGTATGGGTTGGTACACAGTCTGAGTATGATGCGATAACATCGAAAGATGAAAACACATTGTATTTCATCAAAGATCTCGATGGTGGCATTATTGTAGATCCACCAGGACCAGAACCCGAACCTGAACCACAACCAGAGCCAGAACCAGAACCTGAGCCAGAACCGGAACCAGAACCTCAACCAGAACCAGAACCAGAACCTCAACCAGAACCGGAACCAGTAGACGACAATTTTATTATCGTCAAGAGAAAAGGGTCAATGACAACAACAATTCCATGGACGACGGTTTCTGTTGTAGACATTTATAAAGAGTCTGATATTCAGGCAGGTGACGAAGGCACTCTATACGATCACGCAATATACAAACCTTCGTACTCTTTGATCTCTCCTAAGTGGACAACACTCTCAGGTCTAGGAATCAATCGCGATCATGATTGGGACCAAGACTACGCAGAGCCTACTTCTTCAGGAGAAGATTCTTTCGGTCACGATGTAACCATAAGCGGCAATAGACTATACATCACTGCGCCGGATGAGCATCTAGACGGAAAGGTCGGTGCGATATACATATATGCGCTTTCTGATCTATCTTCTCCACCTATTCGGGTAACATCTGAATACACGCACCCACCTCATGTGCCAGAACCAGAACCAGAACCAGAACCAGATTTGCCTGATGGCGTTGATCATTGGAGTGAAGATGAACCGAGATATGAGTGGTCAGAGTATGATGATCCGGATGACGGTACAACAGAGATCAGCGTGATCATCGTTTGGAACAATCAATCTAAGTATCAAATTTTCTACCCTTCATTTGACGATATTCCTACAAGTGTTACAGGCAGTGATGGAAGAACTTATACTCGTGGCGCATTACAAAACACTTATGGAAATGACTCCAAATACTATGGCGTAATAAGAGAGGCGCAATAAAATGGCATACTTATACGACTACAACGCTAAGTTCGGCGATAAAGTTATACATGCGGCCGATAAGTTGCTGGTAACATATAATGTCGGATATACGAATAATTCGTCCAATCTTGTGTCGGAAATGAATAACTTATCGATAGATGTATATGAAGATGCTCCGGTAGGTGGGTCTTTGAATAAAATCACGAGGATCTATCCTAGAGGAGGTACTACTAATTCAGGCGTAACTTATTATGTTGGATCAACTGCGCCTTCGAATATGGTGGTCTATGATGACCGATACTTAATAGTAGATTACGCTCAGTTTAGAACGTATTCGAATGGACTACTGAATGGTGGAATATTCGTTTATGATTTGAACGAACTTGCACAATATCAGTATACTATTGACGGTAAGGAGTATACTTATCCTAAAGTAGCAATCTATAACCCAGATGGCGGCGCATCTGCATCTAGCGCTTGGACCCTTGGTGGACTAAAATTGATTTCCGAAAACGGAGTTGAAAAGTTAGCTACTAAACGGGACACAAGAGATGGAAGTCAAAGCGAACTTCATATTGTAGACATTCAAGAAATGTTGTCTCTGCCGACTTCGGCGTATGGTGACGGTAATGTATTCTCATACAGAGATCTCAACAATACGATAATTATCCCTCTTCCTTCGGGCGGGTTTGGTTTATCTGATGGTTTGTATCACACATCATCTACAGAGACCGATAGAGTTACTATGCAAAGCGTTGATCAAAAGATTGTCTTTGAATACAACACTTCAACCAACTCTTGGGAAACATCACCATCGACTACTGTAGAACTAATCTCTGAAGGGTACACCGATGGCAGCGACAATGTTGATTTGATTGTATCAGACGATGTAACTATTAGAGAAGGTATCAGTGGTAGTGTCACTATTTTCAACGAACACAAAAGAGCTTTTAGATTATGGGGTGATGCTGGGCAATATCCTAGTGCCAACAATTCTACAACTAAGCACATGGACCCTGAATTCGACATTTCATCTGCGGTAACTCCAGTGAGTGTTGTTGGTCAAAACCCTATCCCAGATATATCTTTAGTGAGTGGACCGACTAATAATTTAGGTAAATTTGCTGGAGTTTATTGGAATTTTTATCCAGACGGAACTTGGAGAGTTTGGACCTTTGCGTCAACAACAGAAAGGGTAGACTATTATGGTAATTGGTTATCTGGGCCTATGCCTTACGGCGTCACATATTCAATCGCTTGCCATGCAAGTGAAATAAATGGATCTCCATTTAGCCTTACTCAGACAAATGGAGATGGTAGATTTATATTAGAAGGTGACAACGAGAACGCATTAGTTCCTGGAGTGACGCTCGCTGGGAGCGGCGTGAGACCTTCTTATATGTCTGGATGGAACCACGTTTCTCAGTCAGAAGTCGCTGCAGGTCATTTGAAGTTCACAGAAACAGACCCTGCTTTGAATCAGGACTATTCGGGATATGCGATTATCACTTTCAGTGTCAATGGAGAAGCGCCTTCAATGCTTCCTTCAGAAAATTCATTCAGGTTCGATTACACATTAGCCGATAGCGTATAAATAGAACAATAAAACTTTAACGGGTAGATTATTCATGTCTCAGCAAAAACTAAATCTCGGCGTAGGTGCTAACGATGGCACTGGAGACACTTTACGAAGTGCTGGTGAGAAAATCAATGAGAACTTCACAGAGGTTTATGAGCTAATTGAAGAGATTGCTATTGGTGATTCCGGCGGTATCGATTCTGATTTTCTATTGCAGCTACTAGACTCAGATTTTATTAAGAGTATCTTAGATGGTTCTGGCGGTGGTGGTACTGTAGACTCTGCGTATGTGAATAGTTTAATAGATGGTGTTGTTGGTGGAATCGATTCAGACTTTATTCGCAACCTTGGATTCCTAGATTCAGACGCGATCAACAATTTGAGTATTCTTGACTCAGACGACATTCGTGCATTAGGATTCTTAGACTCTGACGCATTAAATAATCTAACCCTTTTCGACTCAGACGACATTCGTGCATTAGGATTCTTAGACTCTGACGCATTAAATAATCTAA